TGTCAATCGACACCGCGGGTACAGGCAGTCTCCAGCCGAGGATTTGAGCAGGATTTTCTTGTTCTCAGCCATAAAGAGCTCCTGTTATGTTGAACATGTGCCGGGATTGCTCCCGGCACAACTCAGTACCCATCCGAACGTCAGGTCAGCTCTTCGTAGGTGATGTACGACGCAAGCCGGTTGTCAATGGCGGCCTTGACGCCCGCACAGGTGACGGCCTTCGCCGTGTCGGTTCCGGTGGACGCCTCCGTGGTGGTGGCGAGCTGAACCGTTCCCTTGCCGGACGTGGAAGCGGCCGAGGCCGTGACCTTGACCTTCTTGGCGTTGGTCGTGGAACCGTCCCAGGCCAGAGCCACGCCGTTGGATGCCGTGGTCGTGATGTCTGCCGAAATCACGTTACTGGCAATCGCGATGCCGTCGCCCGCGGTCAGAACCGCCTGATAATTGTGAGTGTGACTGGTGTTCGCCTTTTTCGCGAGTTCCGTGGCGAGTCCCTTCGGCGTGACCGCGACTGCCTCGCTGGTGCCGGTGGTTGCTTCAGCCGTGGTGGCGAGGCGGACAGTGCCAGTAGCCGTGGTGGACGCCAGCGTCGCGGCCACGCTGACCGTGCCGGAGCTGATGGCGAGAGCAACGCCGTTCGATGCCGTGGTGCTGACCACGACACCGCCTCGTGCAGAGGTCGTAGCGGCAGGCAAACTGTATGCGTAGGTGTTGCTGATTGTGCCGTTTGAGATGCTGATGTTCGAACCGGCAGTCAGCGTTCCCTGCTTACCATCAAGGGCAGTCTGAAGCCCGGAAACATCGGAGATTGCATGCGAATGACTGGTGGCAGCCTTGCCATCAAGCGTGGTCTGCAGGTTCGTGATGTTCGAGATGCTGTGAGAATGAGAACTTGCCGCCTTGCCGCTGAGGGCGGTGGCGACAGCCTTTTCGGTCGGGACCACAGTGTCGAGGGCGGACGAGGTTGCACGAACGCTGGTGACCGTGGAAATCTGCTTGGAAATCTCCACCATCGCGGAGCCGGACCAGCGGTAAATCTTGCTGTCCGCGAGGTTGACGTAAATCTTGCCTGTCTCAGGCGCGGTTCCGGTCGTGCTCCAGGTGTTGGCTGCAGTCGCCGTGTAGATTTTCAGGTTGCCGGAAGTGGTGTTGAAGTACAGGTCGCCCGCTGCACAGCTGGTCGGCGCGGTTCCGGTAATGGCGATCAGATCGACGATATCGTCGACGTAGCTCGGAAGGTAGGAGCTGTCGAGTTTGCCGTTCGCATCGAGGACGGGAACGCTGACAGATACGGTACTGCCGACAGCATCCACGAGGTTGTCAACAGAAGTGCGCGGATAAAGGGCGTCACCCGAGGTGGATTTCAGAAGAATCTTTTTATTTGCCATGTATGGTTTCTCCTATTGATGAGGTGAAAAAGAACTCCGCCAGGCGAAACACCAGACGGAGCCGTTGAGCGAGGTTTCTGTTCGGTTCAGGTCAGGAAACAACCTCATAAACCACAGTGTCGGCAACGCTGACCGTGCCGTCCGTGATAGAGACGCCTGTTCCCGCAGTGAGCTTGTCCTGCTTGTCCTTCAGTGCTTTTTCCACACCCCATACGGTCGGAACGGTTCCCGTTGCCGTGTCAGTGGAGCCGAGGCTCGTGTTGTTCCCGTTGATGGCGCTTTTGGTCTGCACAACGCCCTTCTGGTCGTTGGTTCCGCTCTGAACGGAAATGACGCCGTTCGACACGCTGATATTGTCCCCGACCTTCACACCGCCAAGCTGACTGGCGGTCGCGGTCGCGAGGGAGATAGAACCAGACGTATTGTTGATGCCGGAAGCGCTCGCGGCCGCAATCTTCACGCCGCCGAGTGCGCCGGAGGTTGCGGCAGGCAATTCGTAAGCGCCTGCGGCGACGAGGGCATCACGAACAGCTTTTTCGGTCGCGACGTGCTCATCATCTGCGGTACCAGTTGCACGGATGGTAGTGGCGGTAGCATGCTGCTTGCCGATTTCCGTCATGACGCTGCCGGACCAGCGATAGGTCTTGTCATCGGCAACGCAGACGTAAATTTTGCTCTTTTCGGGCGTGGTTCCGGTGGTGCTCCAGGTGTTCGTCCCGGTCGCGGTGTAGATCTTTTTGTTGTTGGATGCGGAGTTGAAATACATGTCACCAGCCGAGCAAGCGGCAGGTGCGGTCTCGCTCACGGCGAGGAGTTCGATCACGTCGTCGACGTAGGACGGCAGGTTCTCTGCTTTGATCTTGCCGGTGCCGTCCAGCACGGGAATGGAGACAACGGTCGTGTAGTCTTCCGCCACGATGTTGTTGATGGACGTGCGGGGAAACAGCTTGTTCCCGTTCACGCTTTTGAGTTGAATCTTCTGGTTTGTTGCCATAGAGTGTCCTCCTGGGTTGAATGATGTTATTGCGCGGGATGCGCATTACAGAATGTCGTAGATGATGTCTTCGCCGAGCTGACCGCCGTGTTCGTCTTCGTACGCTCCAGAGCCGGACGAACTGTTACTTCCGCCAGAACCGCCCGAACTCGTGTTTTCGCCCGTGCCGGACGAACCGCCCGAACTCGTGTTGCCGGGCTCGCTACCAGTGCCAGCAGAGCCACCAGACGTGATATTCGCGGCATTTGCAATCGCTTGCGTGATCATCTCCTGAACCTGTGCCTGCGTCATGTACGGGCTTTCCGGCAAAGTCGGAGCCGCCGAGGATACGATTCGGTTTCTGACCTTGAAACCCTCGACTTGAAGGATGAAGATCGGAGACCCGGATGCATTGAAGCCAGTGAGCTCGCCCGTCAGCCCGGATCGCATGGGCTCCGACCCCAGCCACCGTGCCAGTTCATTCGTTTCCATCGACGGCATCGGGATGGTGACCTGTGTGTAGACGCGGCCGATGCCGTTGTTGTACTCCTGAATTGAGCTTGCCTCAATCTGAGCGTGGTCGCCGACCAGTTTGTACGGACTGCGGTCGTAGAAATCCGAGTCCATCACCCATTGCCACGTCACGACATCGTACAGGCTGTCAATGGGGTATGGCGCGGTCCCGATCCTCTCGGCGAAGAGCCTGAGTCTGAGGGTGCATGCGGTTCCGCGCACGAGCGTGGGAGCGGGTAGTGTCCGCATGTTTTTGTCGTCACGCACGACCGCGACCGAGTCGTGCGCGTCGAGGTAGATGATGTGTTCCTGCATTTTTTTGTGTTCTCCTATTCCTGAAATTCGAAGGTTGAATTGAAATCGTAAACGGCATACTCCCGTTGCATTTCCCAGCCGATAGTCAAATAATCTTCATCCGGACAGTCCGGAATAACAATCCTGGTCGGCCAGTTTGAGAAGAAGGTTCCATCCTCCTGGAGCTGAAACGTGTTCAGTCCCATCGTGACCGGAGCAGATAACGGATCAAATTCTCCGTATGAGTTCGCTGCATTGATGACCAGATATCCGGACTTCGGCTTAAGCTCATCCGGCAAATCTTCGTCGTAAGATGGAGCAGCCGAAACGGGCAAGCGCAATTCCACGTCTGTGCAAACACCTTCATACATCCGTGTGAAGCAGAACATGTTCGAATTCGAATAATATGGTTCTGTCACAATCTCTCTCGGTACGGCATCCACGGCCGCCTGTCGGGTGCTGTACGGACTGTCGTAGATGGATTCTGACCAGTCACATTCCTCGGTCGTCAACATAATGCTCGGACTGGTATCCTTGTATCGACGAAGTTTTTTCAGCATCTTCACCCGCTGCACTGCCCACGGAACGTATAGAGACGGCTGGTTGATGTCGAGATATCCGGCATCGACTAATTCCTCGTCCCCGATGTCATCCAACAGAGAACGAAGCGTGTAATACTTCCCGTTCTCGTCCACGCAGTTGTGCTGGTAACCAGGGCACGTGTTTTCCTTCCCGTGCCATGGGTAATACTGGCATGTTCTGGCACATGGTCCCAATGGCCCGAAGAGATTAGCTATCGGACAGTCAAGGACATTGGCATTCGTCCAGGCGAACATCGCAAGGTAACCATCAAAATTCCGGCAGAAATTCGAACTGGACAGCCTGTCCGTCCTTGTGAACGTATTGGGAAAGAATCGATTCCGGTATTCGTCCAGAGTCCAGTCCCAACCGCCACCCCATTGAGCGATGTAACTTGCCCTCTGCCGTTCGAATAAAGCCCGGAGGAGCCCTTCGGCTACGATAGTCGGTTTGCAGAACGTCGGATCATTCAAACAGTAATCAGCCCAGCTCATGTACACCATCTCCCGGTAATTTCGACGTTTCCGCAGAAATAAGTCTGTTGCACAAAGCCGTTTGCGTTCACGCTTGCCAGTTCTTTGTACCAGTATTGAGGACGCCTGTCTGCATTTCGTGGCAGGTCTGTAATGAAGCCCATGTTGTATTCCTCAGTCTCAATGTCATAGGAGACTTCGAGGTAGACTTTCTTATTCGCCGCAACTTCGATGGATCCGACCGGAACATAGAATATCTTGCTTCCAATCGTGACGCTTCCCGCATTTGAGTCGCTCGAATCAGCACCGTTATACACAGTCACTGTAGTCCCTCTCTGTCTGACCTTGAAGGCTCCGGCATATCCTGAGACTACCTGTGGCGTTTCTGCCTGCGGCTGGCTTCCCCCAAGAAGAATAACTGCCGTTGTCCCCGTACTATGCAGTATTTTCGCCGTTCCAGAGCTCGCCCGGACAAATGTCCGCGCTTCGCCCGGTTTGACATAGTTGCCGCTTTCACCGGAGATCATCACGACTGCCGTTCCGATCAGCAGACAGCTCCCGCATTCATTCGGAGCAAGTGCCTTCTGCACGATGCCGAATTCTTCTGTTCCTGCCGGAGCCCGCTTTACCGGGAGAACCTCACCATGCAGAACATCTGTGGTAAATACCACAGCTGTGTTCGCCGGAATTGTGGTGGTAGAAGCGTTGTACACGCTCACACGGACAGCCCCGAAAGGAACACTTTTCTGCCTGCAGTCCTGGAATCCGTGAGCCGCATTCACCATGTGGCGGATGTCGTTGCTCAGTTTTGCATTTGGTTTGAACGGGTCGCCAGGAGCAACGTCAGGATAAAAAGACATGTCACACCCCCAATTCTCGGAAATCCGCGTAATGGACAACCTGCGAGATGTGTGCTGCCTCGATATCGATCATCGGGACGTCCTCGTCCACGCTCGTCTTCGGGATTGCAGAAACATATTCAAAACCTTTCTTCGAGCCGAGACTGTGCCCGCAGAGCGTCGCATTTGTTTCATTGAGTTGAATGGAAAAGTGGAACGTAACCGAGACGTGTTTTGCACTTTTTGCCCGGCTGTAGCTCATGCCGAGGAACATTGCTTCTCCCGGTTGCCATCCGTTGAACGTCTTTGAGTTCACTTTCCCAACAAAGCTGGCAACCTTGCGGATAAAGGCGTTCGTCAGGCTTGTGACCCGCATGGTCTTTGTATGTGTTTCTCTCAGTTCGGCTGTCGGAACATCCACGCCCGCGATTTCCATTTCCGAGCCATGTTTTCCGTTCCATCCAATAGCACCACCGGCATCTATCGTACCGTAGGCAATACGCTGATCAATGGCGAAGGAAACGTGCTTTGTTCCTGCACCGCAGTCGAAGCTGATCGTGGACTCCTCATCCTCCTCATCATCACCGTAGTCCGAAACGGTTTCCGCTCTGTACGTTGCATTAACCTTGAACGTGCGCTCCCCATCGCGGGAATCGATCTCGATGGAGTCCAGCGGGAGATTGTGTAGCGTCTTCGGCACGGTATTGAGGACGGCGGTCAGCGCCGCGTCCTCATCTGCGACATCAAAAACGAGATACGGAACTTCGATCCCGGTATATCGTCCCCAACGGTCGATGCTGGTCGTGCGTTCTTTGTAATTCTGTTCGACTCGTGCTGCCATAGATTCTCCGTTTCGTTTGCAAGTAGGTCAAAATGTCGAGCAAGTTGCAAACAAGACTCATCCGACAGGTTCAAAAACAAGGGAGACATTGCTGCCTCCCCGTACCCAAGGCCAAAGGCGGTGGGGCATAGGCAAAACCGAATCGAGACTTGACAAGCGTGCATTGTCCGTGTATAGTATGACTGGCCGATTATTCTTGTAGTCGGATTACGCCATCCTTGTATGGCCTCTGCCGATGTTAATCAAGATTAGGCCAGCCGAAGCCGCATCATTGACGCAGACGTCTGTATACCCAGGACAGTACCCCATGCTATCTTTCCGGTGTGGCTTCTTTTTTTATCCATACGTCAGCGACTTTTCCTTCTCAATCTGCTTCAAAAGCTTGTTCGTCTGAAGCGTGTTCTTCGCCATCTGCTCCGTCGCTTTTGCCGTTCTCTCCTGGGCATTGCCGCCGAGCATGGCATCAAGCGCTTCGACGCTCCATGCACCCATCGCCTTTTCCGCCGTGGAGAATTCCGCAATCCTCGTTTCCGAGCGTTGCGTCTCCTCGATGGCAGTCGAAGTCTTCTCCTTGACGGCCTCGACCTTCTCGGTTTTCTCGACGGCCTTTTTCTTGACCTCGTCCATCGCGGCTTTCCATGCGGCACGGGCTTCGGCGATCTCTTCGGCTGCACCGCTCAGTGCCTCTTCATATGCCGTCTGATGTTCGATGATCTCCTGAGACTGAGCCTCGGTCGCGCTTTCGTTCGCGCGATTCCAGCGTTGCCCGATGTCGGAAAGTTCAGCCTGACGGCCTGCTCTTGCGTCGGTCCCCGCCGTTTCCCGTGCCTGCTTCCGGTCGCGGTATTCCCGTTCGACCACGGCAATCTCCGCTTCGACTTCTTCGTCAGAATCAAAGATGCCCTTCGTCCGAATCCACATTTTGCGGATTTCAAGCACAGTTTTCTCGAATGCCGTCACGATTCCATTCCACAGATAAGACCACGCATCCTGCATGGCATTTCCGATACTTTTCAGTCCATAAAGAAGGCCATACCACAGGTCATTTCCAAGACGCAGAATCGAATAAACGATGGCCGTCCAGCTATCCGCGAGAAACAGTTTAAGCTTGCCCCATGCTGATTTCAACGGTTGCAGTCCGGTCAGCCAGGCAAGTTTCAACGCCGCAAGTCCGACCTTCGCTGCACCTGCAAGATCACCGGACATGAACGCGGTCTTGATAACATCCCATGTCTCCCCGGCGATGTCCTTGATTGAGCTGAACGCTTCCGCGAAGTCGCTCGCGAGTTCCGTGGCTCCGGCCTTGCAGGCGTTCCACGCGTCAGTGAGCTGCCAGACGATGGCGACAACGCCCGCAAAAGCCGCTCCAACGAGGAACGCCGGGGACGTGATCGCCGCCCACATGGCGAGCGAAACGACCTTGACCGCAATCATCGCCACCTTAAGCAGACCAAACATTCCGATGAGTGCCTGGATCGCAATAGCTGGAGCAAGGACGGCGGTCTTCAGTACGAAGAAAGCAGTGGAGAGTGCTCCGACAGTCAGCGCCATAAGTTTGAGCGCGACTCCGGCAGCAATCAGGGTGGCTCCGAGTCCGGCGATGCCCGCGATGACCTTGACGGCCATAATCACAACTTCTTTGTGAGCGGCGATCCACTCGGCGACCTGATTCAGAACGCCTGATATTCTGTTGATATAGGGGGTCAGTGCCTCGCCGATAATTCGTCCGATGGCGAGCTGACAGCCTGCCACCGCGCTCATGAAGATTCGCATCGCGCCGCCGAGTCCGGCATCCATTTCATGCGCTGTGTCAGCGGCGGCATCATCCACATTTTTCAGACGTGCGATAAAGGCGTTCAGCTGTTCCACGTTCCCGCCGAGCTGAAGTCCGGCAAGGGAACCTCGAAGATCGAAGATTTCCTCGGCAAAACCCAAGCGTTGGGCTGTCGGCAGGGTGTTCATGTGCTTGGCGATGTCGGCGATGATGTCGGGCATTGACCTCAGATTCCCGTTCGCATCAGTGGTCGCGACGCCGATGGCTTTGAGCTTGTCCTGGACTTTGGTCTTCGCGAACTGGCTGTATGCCTTGCGGAGGGCGGTGCCTGCGAGAGAGCCCTTAATGCCCATGTTCGCGAGTACGCCGAGAGCTCCGGACACGTTCACGATATTGTCCTTTGCTGCGGCGGCCTGGGGACCAGCCATTTTCAGACCTTCGGCAAGGTCGGACAATGTCTGAGCGGAACCGTTCGCCGTCGCTGTCAAGATGTCCACCACGTTCGACATCTTCGCAGTATCGAGGCCGAACACCCTCATATTATTGGCGGCGATTTCGGCAGCTTCACCAAGCTCGGTTCCAGTCGCACGGGCAAGGTTCAGCACGGAGGGAACAGCCGATAGGATTTCGTCCGGCTTAAAGCCCATACGTCCCATTGACGTCATTGCCTCGGCGACCTGCTTCGCCGTATAGGACGTCTCCCGTCCGAGTTTCTCCGCAGTCGCCGTCAGTTTCTTGAACTCGGCATCGGTCGCGCCGGAAACGGCTTTGACCATCCTCATCGCATCGTCGAAGTCAGCAAAACCTTTGGTGGCGAACGCAAGCGGAGCCGCCATGATCCCGGAGACCGCGAGCATGTTCTTTCCGATGCTCGTCAGATTCGCGCCGAACGCACGTATCTTTTTCTGGGCCTGCTTCAATCCCCGTTCAAGCTTCGTCTGATCGAGCAGGATTTCCACATAGGCTCTTCCCGCTTTTACTTCCCCTGTTGCCGTGCTCATGATGTTCCTTTCCGTTTCTGCACAATGATATTTGCTTTTCTGCACAATTTGTTCGTGATTATAGGCAGAGAAGCAAATCAGTGTTGTGCAGAATGTTCTTTGCACCAGATGTCACGCAGAATGCTGACCGGCGCTTTTACCTTCGGTTTTTCGTTGTACGGATTGAAGTCAGCCGGTTTCACGGCCTTGCTCTTTTTTGGATCGCGCATGACGTTCGCAATCATGGCGAGCAGACTTGCGGTCTGCCCCCACTCGAAACGGCCTCGCGCCTCGGTCATGCGGACGAGTTCCCTCAACGTGAACGAACCGGGATCTACTCCGCAGATTCCGGCACAGTCCCAAATGAGCCGCCAGATCGTTCCAGCTCGGAGACCAGTTTTGCCTCGAACTGCTCGTCCTGCAGAATCCGGTCGAGCCGCGTCCTCGCGATCTCCTCGAAACGACGTGTGGCATTCAGAACTTTCCGCATGACCTGCCGTTTCGCCGACGGGAAAAAATCCACGATCTCGTCCAGCAGGGCTTCGGTTGCCTGTTCGATGGCATCTCCAGCCATGCTTTCGCCGAAATCCTCGTCGCTCACACCGAGCTTTTCCGCCTCCGGTTTGCAGATGGCGTACAAAACGTCCACGAGCAGAACGGGGTCAGAGGACAGCTGTTCGAGCAGATGCGCGGTCGGTCTGTTTTCGGAATCGACTTCCACGATGCTGTTCAGGTCGACTTTGCAGAGTCCGCGGACGCGTTTGATGGCGGCAACGTTGACTTCGAGCGTCCACACACGCCGTTTGTTGTCACGAAAAGTTTTCATGATTCACCTCACACCCATGCCGGGGCTCGACCGGAAGCAGTCGGCTTTGCCGTGATCTTCACGGACACGGCCTCTTCGAGATTCTGCTCTACGGTGAAGCCCGTGATTGAAAAATCCGCGTCCAGCCCGTGTGCAGTGGCGGCTCCGTCCGTGACGAACAGAGACATCGGCGTGTTCGTGAAGTAGGCCGTTTTGAATGCGAGGAAGTCTTCGTCCTCGGTATCATACAGGATATTGATTTCGAGGGAAGCCTCCTTCAGCGTAGCCGCGCTCAGCTTCCATCCCTGGGCGGCACGGGTAGTGACGTCGGCCTCGCCGGATTCGAGCGTGAGGGAAACGTCCTTCACATTCGTCACTTCAATAGTCGCCTGCGTTCCCGCCTCACCGCGGAAAAGCTTGGCGTCAAGACCAAGTACAATGGCCATAAGCAATACCTTTCATTGTTTGACCGCATTCTGCCATAGCTTCGGGAGCTGAGGCGCGGTCTTGGTTAGTGTCGGCCCCATGAGGGGACGTTTGGGATAGCGGCGTCTGCGGTACATCCCGCCAAATTCGTGTGCAATCATGGAAATCCCGATGAACTTTTTTGCGGGACCGATGACTGCGCTCATTTTCTGCTTGTCGACGCCGAACAGAATCGAACGGCGGAGCAGTCCGCGTCTGGTGTGCGGAGGTGTGCCGGAAGCTGACGCCTTTTTGGAACGGTGAACGGCATTTCTTGCCGTTGCCCGGACGTATGCTCCGGCCCTGCGGAGGGAACTGTAATTTGCCTTCTCAACTGCCCCTAAAAGACGCCGTTCATCGAACTCGAAGCGCATTTTTGTGGACATTCTGGTATAAATCTTTGATTTTTTCTTGAAAAATAACTTTTTTTGCTTGACATGAGGAGAAAGCGAGGTTATATTTGTAATAACCCTTAACCTAAACCAGGAGGAGTTTATATGAAACACAGTTTCTACGACGTCAAAATGAAGAAAAAAGTCCAGGCCGATGTGGTCAAGGCCGTCAAGTTCGGCAAAGGCACTCGCACCCGTTATGCTTTCAAGGCCCTCACGAAGGATGGTCGCTCTCTGACTGCTTTCGTCAAGAAGGCTGACTGGGACAAGTTCAAATGATTTGAACACCCCCGTATGAGTTTTAACGGCGCTCTGCTCAAAACAGGGCGTCGTTTTTTTTACGGCTCAATCCGCCTGCAGACATCACGAAAAACAAGTTCAATGATGCTTGTAAACTGGTGCCTTTCTCTGAGGTCATCGGCTGAATAGATCGGATTGAATCCGACCGCGATGCACTTTGCGCCGCAGAACTCTTTGCCGGAAAAGTTCATTCCAAGCTTCTCGACCGTGGCAAGCAGTTCGTCCAGTTCCTCCTCCTTCGCTCGCTTTAGAAAGCCGATCTGAAGTTTGACCGTGCGTTCTTTCAATGCACGGGAGATGTTTTTGTAGGTCAGTTCTACGGGGACGACCACGACTTTCAGCTCTTCAAGCTCACGCAAGGTGAATTCCGGAGCAAGTGCAGGCTTGGCGTTCCATTCGCCGAGCGAGGCAGCAACGGCTTCGCTCAAAACAAGACAGTCCATTGGATTCATCGCCTCAGCAACTCCATGACGATATTCCCAATAGCGGCGAGCAGTGCGATAAGTGCAGCGCCGAGGGTGGAAACCATCATCTTCTGCAGGTCGGCTGCGGGCTTGCAAGGCGGGAAATGATGCTCGCCCCTCGCGAAATGCATGTTCAGCATGCCGCGCAATTCCGCGATATCCAGTCTCGCCTGGTTGACCTCGTGCCAGAGGTCACGAGTGTCCGGCACAGCTTCTTTATTGTCGCTCATATTTTCCCAATCTCCTTCGTGTGAATTCTTCTGACTTGGTGAACAGTCCCGCTCCACCTCCAAACAGGTTCATCCTGCGGTGCAAGCACCTCATACTCGACGCCATCGTAGAAAATCTTGTCGCCTTTCTGAGGTGCTTTCGGGAGCACCTCAGCCGCGATCAGAAAGTCACGGGAGTAGACGTGAACGGTGATTCCGTAAGAGTTCTCGACCTTGAACAACGTCCGTCCGAGAGATGCATGGACACGGAGCCGCTCTCCATCCCGGCGAAGATACTCCACCGGGACAGAGAGCCAAGCTTGCCGTTGGGACTCTAACCAGTTTGCTCCTTCTTCCAGCAGTCCCATTGTGTGCTTAGCTGGCCGCGATGATATTCGCGGAACGAAGGGCTTCAAGAATGGTGTTGATCTTTTCTTTCAGGATGTTCATCGATTCGGAACATCCGGAATCGCTCGCGAGCGTTCCAAGATCGGGAATGGCGGGAGATGTGGTGACAGTGCTACTGCCGGACGTGCCAGAAGTGCCAGCAGCCCCGGCATTGAGCAGATAGTAGACGAATTCCGAACTTGCCTGGGCATTGTAGACGGCAACGCCGAGGTAGATGTCGGTCTTTTCTTTGGTGGCGACATCGTTCGCCGCATCATAGTAGACGGCCTCACCGACGTCGATTGCTTCGGCAGCCTTCGGGGATTCGAAGACTCCGGTCACGGCAAGAGCGCCAAGTTCACCTGCGCGGATGTCGAGCCGAGTGATACCGACGAATCCGGGGAAAGGGACAATGGTAAATGCTTTGACGTCATTTTCGGGACGATAGTCGATGCTTTCACCCTTTTGAATATAACGAGCAGACATGGTATTTCTCCTGTGTTGAGTTCAAGTTGAAGACGAGGGGCGGGAGGATGTCCCGCCCCTGCAAAGTTTTAGCCGTTGGCTGCGCCGGTGGACTTGGTCATTCCACGGTGGTCCTGCTCTCTGACGCCGACGTCAAAAAACACTCGGAACCACATTCCGAGAGTATTGAAATCAGTTTCGCCGCGCTCGACGGTCGGGGTGCGCTTCCCGCGGAGGAAGCCAATTTCGAACGTGTCAGTCTGACGAGGATCGCCAAACAGATACCACGCCGTTGCAGATGCTCCTTCGTAGGCGCTGTTGGCGAGGTACGGGGAACTGATGACCTGAAGGTTTTCATCCACGAGACTGTTGAGTGCCGGACGGATGGTGTTGTCGCTGCCCGCCATGACGAAGGTCGCGCCACGGGTAAGCTCAATGGCGAGGTGCTTGAGGGCGCTCGGAACGAGCAGGAATCGGGGTTCGATGGAGATAGGCTGGCCGTCTGCGTCCACCTGATCGAGGAAGAGCTGGATAGCCTTCTTCAGAGAATCGGAGGACAGCGCGGAACTCGCGCCGGAGAGCAGATTCTTGTGAGCGTTGCTGAACAGAGCCTTGCCGTCAAGCTGAGTCGGATTTCTGAGGAGGCGGGAGAAGAAGAGCTGGTCGATCAGTCTGGCCGCGCGGTTGCCCATCGCGACCGGGACTTTCATGAAGGCTCCGAGGTCATCATTGATGATCATTTTGCGGGTCAGGCAGAACTTCTTTCCGTAGGTATCGAGTTGGTTCTTCGCGGCCTCTTCAGTGACACCGCCATCCTTGATTTCTCCGTCAGCACCGACCGGAAGCAGGTCACCGACGTCGGTCAGTCTGAAGCGGTCGTTCTCCTTGAAATCGTTCAGGTCTCCCGTGGAACACAGCTTGGTCGCGATCACGGGCTGGGATTCGTAGGACTGCAGGAGCTTCTTGTTCGCCACATTCGACAGGATGCCCGGCAGGGACACGCTGGAGAATGCCGCGCGAATGGTTTCGTTGTCAAAGCCTCGACCGTAAGAGATGCCATCAAGCCTCATGCATTCAATGAGGAGCTGCTTGAGGGGCATGTCCATTTCACGCATGCCTGCCTCGATGGTCTTTTCATCGTAGGACTTTTCAATCACACTGGAACTGACACCGCAACGAAGGCACATGGCGGCTTCGATGACCTTGCGCATGTCATCACCTTCGGGGTCAGTTTTGATGGAAATGTGGACATCGGCGGAGGGGCGTTCGGCGCGCATGGTTTCGAGCACCTTCTTCGTCACGACATCGGGCATCCAGCCTGCGCTGATAGCTTCCTTTTCGATTTCCGGGAATTCGCCGTTGCAGATGGATCTGATGGCGGCAACGCGTTCGCGTTCGGCCTTAACAGCGGCTGCGGCGGCTTCACGGGCGGCCGCGGCAATGTCGACGGGCTGGGCTTCGGGTTCGTGCTTAGCCTGAATTTCCGGCTTGGCGTCGGCTTTGACTTCGGGCTTCACTTCGGGCTGGGCTTCGGGTTCGTGCTTGGCCTGGATTTCCGGCTTGGCGTCGGCTTTGACTTCGGGCTTCACTTCGGGCTTCACTTCCGGCTTGCCCTTCGCTTCAAGTTCGTTTTTTTCCTTCATAGGGTTGTCTCCTTCCTCTTCGGGGTTAGGGTTTGCAAGATCAAATTTGGCGGTGACTTTCATTTGCGTATGCGCGTCCGCACCGACAGCGACCACGCTCACTTCACGCAGGGAGGATTTTCGGACGTGGTAGAACGGCCCTTCAATTTCCCGTCCGTTCACCTCGCGCTTGCTTCTGACAAGTTCGCATTCTTTCACATCGGCTCCGATGGAAAGCTGCCAGTCGGCACCAGCCTTGCCTTGAGCTACGATGTCGGCGGCCTCCGGGCTGTCAGAAATGATTTCGCCAGTAATTTCGAGCTGATTGTTTTTCACATGTGCGGACACCATGCCCACACGCGAACTCGTCCGGTTTTCGTGATTTGCGAGCAGAGGCACGGACTCCGGCAGTTCCATTCCGCTCAGGTCCACAACCACCGGGCTCTTCCAGCCGGGGAGTGGCATCTTTCCGCCAGAATACGCAATTCCGACGATTTTCGGGCGACCTTCTCCCGATGCTTCAATCAGTGTAAATTCGCTCATCTTTCCTCTTCGTTTTCTTCCGAATCTTCCAATTCGGGGTTATCGTTTGTGACCGAGAGTTCGTCCTCTATCGGGATTCCGAGCTCGCGCATCAGTTTGATTTCCTTTGCTCTCTGCCTCAGTACGCTCAGATAATCTCTGCCGTCCTTGGCACACTCGGCAGCCAAAGTGGTGGTGAGGTTCTTCAACCTCGTTTCCTGCGCTTTTGCTTCCTTCGACGGGTCAACGTGGACGAACGCATCCCAATACCAGATGTGGTGCTTGTCGTCCGGACTCTGGACACTTCTGATGGTCAGCAGATATTCGCGGAACCACGCTTCGAATATTCTGTTCAAGACTTCCATCTCCCAGAACGAACGGTCAACGAGGATGCTCTTCTGGTAAATCTGGTTGTCCAATCGACCTGATGCATAATTGTGCCCGCTGTAGTCTCCGGCGAGCGTTCCGTAGGTCGTCACGGCACATCGTGCAATCTCGCTCAGAATGATTTTCACGAATTCCGCGTGATTTGCCGCAGGCTGCTTCGGATCGAGCTGATCCATGCGCCATCCGGCGGGCACGGTCAGCATCATGTTCCGTTCGAGCGGAATCGTGTCCATCGGCTCGACTTCCTCGCTCTCGCCGTTTGGCGGGGCATCCGTGTACAGGATGGCGGCGAAATCTGCAGCGGCTTCAGCTGCACTCAGCACGGCAAGATTATACCGTCTGAGCTGGGCGAACAGCGGTAAGGCCGAAGTCAGTTCCGGCACACCTCGGTGCAGCCCAGGCCGATCCTGTCGGAAGATGTGGATCATGTATTCCGCAGGAACATCAATGGCTTCTTCTCCGCTGGCGAATCGAACATCACCCGGATGGTATTTCAACACACGGTATGAGGCCGGATTCCCCCAGGCATCGAACGTGATGCCGTCCACGGATTGCCCATCATCCAAGAGGTGGATGCCGCCCGATACTCGGTCGGCCTCAATCAGCATAAGGTCGAGCTTGACAGGACTCCGAATCTTCGGATTTGTCGCCAGCACAGCAAAAGCTTCGCCGTCCTGGCAACGGGCCATACGCATTGTTCGGAGTTTCGGAGCCAGCCTGACAGCTTCTGCCCACCTCGCGAACGACCGTTCAACCTCATCGTTGAACGATTCGTCGGAGGTGAGCATTTGAAGCCTCGGACCTGTTCCGATGGTATCATTCGCGAGCATTTGCACGAGACCTCGCGCATAACTATTGTTCGCGACTTCGTACCGGGAGCGCATTCGCAACGTCCGACGAACTTCCGGCGATGCTTCCATGTCAGCCGAAAGCTGGTCGGCATATGCCCAATGCTTCGCGTTGTCACGGGTAGTTTGGGCGGCATCGAATCTTGCTCGGATCGGGCGATGGAAGTGCTGTTCAGGTTGTGGCTTCGACGTTCGGAATATGTTTTTCAGTCTGTCGAACATGTCACACCGCTCCCGAATGCGTCATTTTCGAGAACTTAAGCCCGCTTCCCCGCCTCTTTACCGCATCCTTTGAAGCGAGATATTTGTCAGCCTCAATCTGTTCCTTCAGCGAGTGCTGTTCTACACGCTGTCCGTCAACCTCGGCGGACTTCGGACCATTTGCGTTCTTGATGATGGTTTCTGTGATTTTTTCGTGTTCAGGCATAGTATGCTCCCTACCGCCAGATGTTGACGGTATCAATTTGAGTTGATACGGTTCAAAAGGTGTCACATGTGTGACAGTTTTTTTTGCCTCAAGAAGAAAGCTGCGCGGCAATCTTCCTCTCCACGGCATCAATGCGATGCCCGATCCATGCCATGACGTTCACGCACATGCTATTCCCACAGGATTTGTATCGAGGTGCATCCGGGCATTCTTCCGGCGGCTTGCCTTTCCACGATATTTTCGTATGGTCATCCGGGAACCCCATCAAACGCTCACATTCGACGGGCAGGAGTTTTCGCACGGTCGATTGCCAGCCGACTCCGGGAACGGAGGCAGAGGTGATGGTGTTCATCGGAGCACCGTCTTCGCCGACGCCTACGCCCTGGCGGTTCTGTTCGTCTTTCTTCTCAGGGGCTCGCGTCGCGTTCCTCAAATCGAGCGGTACACATTCCATCGTTGCCACGCCCATAACACCAGTGGCGTTCTGCGTATAAGCAACCTCGGATTGTGCTCCGACACCATTGCCACCCGTGTGATCCTGCCTGCCGATAATGTTCTCGGCAATTGCCACGGAATCCACCACAACCGTTTCGGCGTTTGTGCCGCCTGCGGTCACCGTCTTGCTCGCATCAGCCTCGGTGACGTACAGACCGCCTTCCGGTCGGTCTTTTCGCGTCCCATTGGCATCACAGAACGTGACATTGTACGCGACTGCCGGAAGAGCACCACTTCTGAGCGTGGGGAACGATTCATCCCAGAAGCCCTGCTGTTCGCCGCCTGCATCGTTTTTAATGAACGCGACCAGCTTTCCTTCGATCATGTATTTGTCACAGTCCTCGAACGTGTTCTTGCCGTACATTGAGGCCATCAGCGTGGGAGCAACGTCTTTGTCGGCGGAGTCCATGACTAAAGGAAGGTTGTTGCCTCCGGTTCCAGCTCTGCTTGTGATCGTCGGTGAAACTGTTGCCCTGACGATGCGGCTGTCATTGCCGTGGTTATCGAAACAAAGAGGGGTCTCTTCTTCAACAATCTCGTCAATGAAGTTTTGCTGATGGTTTCCCGGTTCAGCGCACACAGCCCCGGCCACGTTGCCGTCGCCTCCTTCCAACCGCAATTCCTCTCGCTGGTTCTGTTGAAAACAGACAGCACCGGGACCTTTGGATGTCAGCGTTGGTTGAACATCTTCACTGAGGCTGATTCCGTATTTGGCATTCTGCCCCTGATTGTATGCATCGCGTCCAATGCCGATTACGGAATTCTCCGTCACGGCTTTGCCGCCCTTGTAATCCGTGGCAATCAAGGTCGGGGCGAGTTCAGTCTCTTGAACCTCGACCTGCCTCATATCCATGCATTCAACAGAAGGGTCAATCACGCACTGAAGTCGTCCTTTGTCCGGCATCAACTGGTTATTGCTTGTTCCGGTAAGAGTTCCGGCGAGGTCACTTCCATCCCACCATTGAGCATTCTCCGGAATCGTGACGATGGTTTGGTCATTTCCGGTCGCCAGAGTGTGGCTCAGTTCATCGCCTATGAGCGGACCCTTACCCCCACCGGCGCATCCACCACGTTCCCGGATTGACTTTGCCGTATCAAAGCTTCCTTCAGCACAGGCGGAAGAGTCTTGTTTCTTCGTTCGGCGCGGCGGAGTATCCCCTCCGCACATTTCGCGGTCAAATAGTACCGTTGCGGGATAGATCCACGAACCAAAATATCCGACAACGAAGATACGTCTCCTTCGCTGCGGGACCGCCCTCGGAAATTCGGGAACTCTGGTAAACTGAGCGTCAATAACTCGCCACGCCAGTCCAAAGCATCCAGGAGCGGGGACGACGATTCCACACTTACGCCAACCCCCTTTTGGGACGTCGACTTCCCATCCGCACAGTAACGATAGGAAGCTGGCAAAATCGTGTCCGGCCGAGCTTGAAAGTACGCCAGGCACATTTTCCCAGAGTGTCCATCGCACCCCTGCGCGGAAAGCCAGGCGGACAAACTCAAGTGCGAGGTTGCCTCGTGGGTCGGCGAGTCCTCTTCGAAGCCCGGCAATAGAGTAGCTCTGGCAGGGCGTTCCGCCGACGAGCAAGTCGATAGGTTCATTATAGTCCTCCTTCGTGATTTTTGTGAAATCCCCCAGATTCGGGATCGTGCCGCCTTCCGGCAGTTCTGCAATCTGCTTCTGCCATGACTCCCGCTGCTTCCGGTCTTTTTCGTTCTCCGCATCTTCCGGCAGGAGCGGACGCAGGGGGCGTGTCGCGCCGAACCGCTGCTGCAGGACGGCGGCGGGAAACGGTTCCGTCTCCGCGAAGAAGACAGCCCGCCATCCGAGCGGTTTCCACGCGAGTGTCGCGGCTTCCACGCCACTGCATATGCTTCCATAGTTCATATTGCGATTATCTCCTTCGATTATTCCGAACAAAACAAGAGTGCCCATATAACGTCTTTACCGTTTTTCGTTTTTTGTGCGGTTTTTTTTACGAAAAACACGATTTTTCTTTGATTTTTTTCGAAATTGAGGGTAAAAAAAGCCCTTGGCCTCAAATCGAGGACAAGGGAGAAGGAAACTTTATATGTATAAGGTTATTGTTTAGGTGGCAGGCAGCCAGACAAAGCCTGAACTTTTTTGCTGAACGCCTCAATCAGCTCTGGTGGTTCGAGAGGGACTGCCTCTCCCCCCTGTGCTAAAATCCAGGGAAGGATGACTTCCGGCGAGACTTCAGGAATCATAAAAAGCCCGTTCTTGACCCTCTGCTTGGAGTGCATGCGGTTTGCCTTAGCGAATTTTACGGCGTCTCCTATGAGCTTGATTTTTACATCGCGGAGCTTGCTGAAGCTGGAAAGGTTGTCCTGCGTGACGGAATTAATGATTTTCTTGTCCGGCTTGAATGTTTCTTTCAGGGGGTAAGCGTTCTTGATACGGTTGATCACGAATGTGCGGGGAGCCTTTTTCAAATGACAGTAAGCCTTGATGCGCCATTCGCGCAGATGATGAAAAAGAACGTGCGGGTCAACTATGCGCTCGGATACCCCACCATGCTGGTCATCGTACCAGATTTTGAGACGGCGATGTGTCCGCCATGCCTCGAATACGGAGGTGAAGACACCGCTGTTCTCCGGCTCGCCGCCATCGGCAAATATTTTCAGCGAACTGAGGATGGTTTTCTCAAAGAAGGCAGTGTCGTTTCCCTTCAGCAACTCATCCACAGAGTTCTTTATTCGAGCCCGCATGGGGTTCGGGAAGATTCCTTCGGCAACATGGCTTCCGATGACGAGCGCAAAGAGGGCGGATTCCGTAAGATATGCCGGGCAGTTGAATTCCCACTTGGGGTCCAGAAGTTCATATCTCTTCTCGCCCCAATTGTATTTAATCGGACAGTTGTATTCGTCACGGAGTACCGCTATGTCACGGAACACCGTTCGTCTGCTGTATTTCCCCTTAATGCTTTTTCCCTCCTCAAGCTCAATCTCTCTATATTCTTCAATAATTTTCTCAGCGGAAGGGCAACTGTTCGTCTTCAAAAGCGACGCGATGCGGGCGAGACGGATAATTTGTGCTCGCGGCGGCATCTTTTGTCCTTTCATTTTCGAGGGAATGCCTTTTCGGGAAGAAGGGGAAGATTCCGTTTTCATTGTCTTTTTGCTCCACTGGTTTGATCGACACCAATAACAGTACAGCAAAAATGAATAAAAATCAACCAGGCTGCCAATCTGAACTCAATTTTTTTTGTTTTTTTTTCGATCCGGCTCCTAAGTGTGACACTCAATGGCACAGTTAGATGCTATATTATACTCGTTGATTCGGATGCCACGGGATCACGGAGGTCCCGATCCGATCCACAAAACAACGCATCACTCAAATCGGAGACACAACATGAAAGAAAAAACGATCACCGCCTTGCGCTGTATGTTCGACCTGACAAAAAACGACCCCATCTTCTTCCTTGTCTGGGGCATTTCTCTGGCCGTCATGCTCAAACTCGCCTGCGTGTGAACAAGGGAACGGAAGAACCATGAACTACGACAAGCTCATTTACAGGAAAACAACCCAACCGGAAATCGTCCTGACGGTTGACTTCGGTGGCATCGGCGAACTAACGGTGACATCCGAATCTGCCGGAGAAGTCACCTGGCGTCGCCTTACAGCGCCCGTTAAGGACGTTCTGCAGGCAAAGCTTGCCGCCTGCGGGTTCGATTCCTGGCAGTCCGAAGAAGCTTCGCCTGTGTGCTGGGGGCTTGAACTGTTCCACAACGGCCAACTCGCGAAACGTATCTGCGGATGCAACGCAGTTCCGGAAATGATCCGGTCGCTTTTGGAGTTCTGTACAGCCCTTGCCGAAAACCGCTCCAAACGCAGAATCACACAACCAACAATCTGAACACAAAAGGAAACACACCATGAAAATTTTCGCAGCAATTGATCTTGAAACCACAGGTCTCAGCCCCCTCAGCAATGAAGTTCTCGAAATCGCCATTGTTCCGCTCAATCCGGATTTCACCATTTCCACGAACATCCCGGAATTCTCCTGCAGAGTTCGTGCGGAACACCCTGAACGCATCGAGCAGCAGGCAATGGGCGTCAATGGTCTTGACCCGAACGAAGGAGAATCTATTGGCGTGGTCCAGCTCGCTCTTATGAAATGGGCCGCGGAAAACGGGATCGAATCCATCACTCCTCTCGCTCACAACCTTGCTTTCGACATGTCGTTCATGAAGGCGGCTTTCCCGATTTTTTCCAGAATCTTTTCCCATCACGGACGTGATAGCATGAAACTGGCATACGTTCTTAATGATGTCCTGCGCGTGCGCGGGGATGAAGAGATGTTTGCCAGCGGCTCGCTCAAATCGGTGAAGAACGTGCTCGACATCGAAGGCGAAGTCCAGCACCACGCTCTGGAAGATGCACGGGATGCCGCACACGCATATCGAAAGATGATTGCCATGCTGGACATGGCATAAAACAATTCTTTTCCGCCCGCGCGTGAAAGCGGGCAAATACTGCTCTGTTCGTTGTAATGCGACGGTTAGAAAGCCTCCTGCCGTTGCACAGAAGAAATAAAGGCTGTACCCCTCGCAATTGGCGGGGGGGAAGGAAATGTAACATGCGCGCCTATAGTGCATCAACAGTTATTCGTCGAACCTCCAAAGCAGTCCTGAGGTCTTTTTTTGAACATGAAAAGTGCATGACCTCCGTGGATTTCAACAGGGATAAACTCTACGAAATACAGGAAGCGTTCCGCCTTATGAAAGAATCTGACCGAATGAGGGTCGAAGCGATTATGAGAGACGTATTTATCTTCGCCAACAGCACAGAAGCCATGACGCGCCTTGTTGACGAAATCAACGCCAATACAACCGAAGCGGAACGTGAGATCATTACGGACCTTTCCCACGCGAAGAGTCTGTATGACAAAGCGTTTACCATTTACTTGAATTATCCGTCCATTTGGAATAAGGCCTGTGTCTTTGTTCAAGCAGACATATTGCCGCATCGTTTCTGGACACGATATGCCAATCTGCCCTGTAGACATCCTCGTACTGACAATGATGCCGTCAAGGAGCTGGGACAGTCTATTTCCGGTTTTTTCTGGAAGAAGCAGATTCGCGGTAACAAATACCATGTGGTGTACGAACGTCGAACCGAAAACGAGCATTACTTCCTCGTTTTTCTGAGCGACTATACCAACAATTATGATGTCTGGGAAGAAAACAGCGACAATCTGGTTTCCCGATTCGAATCCCGACCGCTCAACATGGTCATTATCTATGATGAGCAGAAAGGAATTCTGGAAATCAACGCTTATGGCGGACGGGAAGTCTATGATGCCATTGCCGGTTTCTTTTCCAGTGTCATTCTGGCTTCGGAGCTCGACATGAAAGAAACGCTCACGAGCACATATCAGCTTGACCATCTCATGTTTCCTGAGAACAAGCTGATGCCGATGCCGGATTGCGGTGTCATGAACGCCAGAATAACGGGTATGGATCTCACCTTCACCAGAGCAGACAGGAGACGCTGCCACAAAATCAGCATCGACAAGGGTGCGCCTTCTGAGAATCTGTACGAGGAGATTTCCCCCTTCCTTTCGGATAAGAGCATTTCAAATGTTCACGTCCGTCTTGTGCGCATTGTTCTGGATGTCCTCCTCGACGGGTTCATGAGAGAAATGTGCATCGAAGTCTCTGCAAAAACCTGCACCCTCAGAAGCGTTTGCGATGAGCTTCGCCGAATCGGGGGCAATTATATTGGAAAGGTCGGTATCGATGATCAGCAACAACTCAACCTCTTTTGAAAAATTCCTGGAGATGGGGGCAGTCAACGGGGATGCGGAACTGGATGAGGAAGAAATCGCCTTCCTCAAATGGGACATTCCTTTCTACCGCCAGCTGGGGCTGCTTGCCCCGGCATCGCCTCCGGGTGAAATCTTCTGCGAGACCTGCGATGAAATGGCATCAATCTACTATAGCAACGGGGTGGCCAAAGCCGCCTGTCCCAAATGCGGAGTCTACACCCCGCCAAGCTACCAGATCAACTTCTGGCGGGTCTGCTACGACCCCGTTATCAGTTCTCTTTATGCCGGGCTGAAATGCACAGAATCAACGGATATCCTTATCCCGAACACGCTTTGGAAACTTGGACGTTGCGGGATAGCGGGGCAATCACGCCTCGTCTATATCGCACGGGGCATCAACATACCCAAGGTAAACGACTCGATAATGAGGCTCCTTCCCAACAACAGAACATACTTGCTTCTGGTTTTTGGAGACCTGCCTCAGAAGAACGTGTGTCCGGATTTTAAGATCGACAGAACCTTCTCCATCAATTCGCTCGTATCCCTTGCAAATGATGGACTTCTCGTTGATCCTGCCCCAATCAGGAACACTTTGGAGCTTCTGACCAAGACGGCGCTGCCAAAGGTCAGAGGTCCGGGGAAGAATTCCAAAATCGGCGACATCCAAATCAAAATCCGAGATCGCCTGGAGGCTCATATCATTGGAGAATATGGCAGAATGGAAACGTGTGAGCGGCTTGACACACCTTACAAGTTCGAAACCGTCTCGCAGAAGGATTTCGTTAAGATGTTCCAGGTCCACAAGAGCATGATCTCCCGTGCCATCAATGGAGACCCATATGTAAAGAACCTCTTTGATGCATCTCAGGACTATAGCCTGATGTGTACCGTTGCAAGACAACTCATAAAAGAGGAAGAAAAGGTGCTGGGAAAGAGACCCAGAGCAACGTAAGAGTCCATCCAACGTTGATTTAGCCATCTGAAGCTTGTGTCTTCGGGTGGCTTTTTTTTACCCTGATTATCGGTTGCACTTGGTTGCAATTTGATCCCCCCTCCGACCCTTTTTGCAACTGAGAGGGGGATGCAGTTGCAATTTGATCCCCTCCCGCCCCTTTTTGCAACTGAGGCCAGGGTTCTCTTTGGTGCGTTTTCCTGTTCTTTTTTGTCGTCATCCCCCCACCTTCGAAAGACCACGAGTTGCAATTTGCCGTTTATACCCCAAACTGCAACTTCATATCGACTTAAAAAAACTACGCTCACTTTTGCCTTTTTTTGTTCGTCTTAAGGCAGTTCTGGCGATTTTTGGTGAAACTTCTCTCTCCGCTTGCAGAAAGTTCCCGCACCGTGCGGAAGCTGAAAACCAAGTTGGAGAAAAAACATGACCGACAACACCAGAAAAAAAACCGAGACCAAGCAGGTCTGCCCCACCGCATCCAATCCCATCACCGAAGAAGTCCGTTCGATCATCAAAGCTATCGCCTGCCAGACGATTCATTTCAGTGGCTTCCGAAAGACCGACATCGAGGACCTGTGCCAGGTTTATTCGATGGCAGTTGTCAATGCCTTCCCCCGCTATGACGATTCCAAACAGGATTATCTCACCTATGTGAGAGGCGTCCTCTACCGGACAAAGAAGAACCTTTATCGCACGAGAATCCGTAACGGAAAAGACAGCGTCGAAGTTTCTCTCGATTCGATTCCTCCGAATGATCCGTGCTTCATTGATGATAAAAACCTGCCGCCCGATGAAGCCCTGATGAGAAAAGAAAGAATCGAACAGATCAATCGCGTGTTCGAAGGTCTTGACCCCATCCAAAAAAAGGTCTGCGTTCTTCTCATGCAGAATTTGGATTACTCGGTTATCGCGCAAGTGCTGGATATCACTCGCTCGCAGCTCTATCACCGGATTCTCCCTGAAATCCGGGAAAAATTCAAAAAAATCCGCAGAAATCGCTGAAAACTCCGCACAAAAATCGAAAAACGGTAAAGACGTTATGTGGAGCCTTTTCACATCCCTTTTCGAAAACACAGGAAGCATCCAAAATGAAAAACATTGATTTCATCTTTCATGAACCGGCCACCGAATACCATGAACGCAGCCGTAGCGGAGAATTCATGTCCAGCCACCTTCTGGCCGACTTCCGCGAAAGTCCGACCCTGTACTATAAGGAAATCACCGGGCAGATCGAACAGAAAGATTCCGCCGCATTCACCATCGGTCGCGCGGCACATAGCCTGATTCTTGAAGGACGGCATGCCTTCGACCATGAGTTCCTCGTCTGCAACGGCCCCGTCAACCCCCGCACCGGGGAGCCGTTCGGCAAGACGACAAAAGCATATGCCGACTGGTTGGCGAGTCAGGACCGCGAGGTCATCTCGGAAAAGGACTACGCTTTCATCCTGAACCTGCAGAAGGCTGTCTGCCTGCATCCGGAAGCTCTGAAGCTTCTTGCCCACGGCGAAGCCGAAGGCGTCGTCCGAGCCTGCTGCAACGGTGTCCCCTGCCAGATCCGCATGGACTGGTTTAATCCGGAATACGGACTTGTCGATCTCAAGACCTGCGACAGTCTTCGCTGGTTCGAGTCCGACTGTCGTCGTTATGGATACATCCATCAAATGGCATTTTATCGCATGGTTATCCGCGCTGTTACGGGCAAGACTTATCCCGTGTACATCATCGCCGTGGAGAAGAACGAGCCGTTCTCTGCCGGAGTTTGGAAACTGACGGATGAGGTTCTCGACCTTGCCGAGCAGACGAACAAAGCCGCCCTGAACTGCTATCGCGAATGCAGCGTCTCCGGCGTCTGGCCGACCGGCTACGAAGACATTCGTATTATCGACACCCTTTAACCCCCTTCAATAACAACAGAATTCATGAAAGGAGAATCATCATGAAACATGTCGCCACGCCTCAGATTGAGGTCAAGGTCGTTACGGTCACTCCCGGAATGGCCGTCGAAATGCTGAAGAAGGATTCCGAGAACCGGACCATGAACGAAAAGCGTATCAAACAGTACGCGAAGGAAATGAAAGCCGGACGCTGGGTGCTGAACGGCGCGACCATCGCCTTCGCTGCGGATGGCTCCCTGATTGATGGACGCCACAGACTCTGGGCGGTCTTCGATGCGGACATTCCCATCACGCTTCTCGTCGTCTACAATGCCGTCAAGGTCACCGCTCCCAAGTCCGCAAAGAAGGAGAAGAACTGACTATGGGAATGCTTGAAACGATTCAAGTCGGACGCAACAGAAGACCCCCGCGTCTGATGGTTTACGGTCAGGAAGGTATCGGGAAAAGCACTTTTGGAGCATCCGCTCCCGCCCCCATCTTCATTCAAACAGAGGATGGTCTCGGTGAAATCGACTGTCACAAATTCCCCCTCGCAAAAACGTTCGACGAGGTCATCGCGGAGCTGACAGCCCTCCGGGACGAGGAGCACAACTACCGCACCGTGGTCATTGATTCGCTCGACTGGCTCGAACGCATGGTCTTTGACGAGGTCTGCAAGGAATACGGTGTCAAATCCATCGAGAAAGCTGATGGCGGGTACGGGAAAGGCTATGTCCATGCGCTCGTCTACTGGCGAAAAGTCCTCACGCTTCTGGATGAACTCCGCGATGAACGGGGGATGGCTTCCATTCTGCTGGCGCATGCGAAGATCGAGCGTTTCGAAGCGCCCGATTACAACGCCTACGACCGATACACTCCCCGCCTGCACAGAAACGCCGTGAATCTGATTTCCGAATGGGCAGACGCAGAGATGTTCGCGACCCAGAGAATGCGGATCAGCAAAGATGGAGAAAACCGCGTCATTGCCTCGCCCATTGGGGCGGACGGCGGCGAACGTATCCTCCGGACAATCGGCATTCCCGCCTGTTCCGCGAAAAACCGTTTCGGCCTGCCGTGCGAGATTCCGCTCTCCTGGGACGCCTTCATGATCGCGTATCAGAAAACCGCACCCCCGGCCTCATAACAGGAGAAAAACATGTCCGACCATATCGCAATCGCAAAACATGATCACCCCTGCGACTTCTGCGGGGGGATCATCCCGAAAGGGACCAAATGCCGGATCATTCACGATGACTACATGCCGCAGCTCGTGTACTTCGAACACCTCCGCTGCCCGCCGTCCAGAGCCGTGTCCGCCGAAACCATCACCCCGAAGAAACCCGTCAAAACCAATTTCAAGCCCGCAATCTGCTGCGGCTAACAGAAAGGAACAACATCATGGCCATTCTCAATTTCAACGCGAACGAAGTGGAGCCCAGCAAGGCGTTCGATCCCATTCCCGCAGGGAAATATATCGCCGTCATTACCGACTCCGAAATGAAAGACACCCGTGCCGGGACTGGACGCTACCTCCAGCTCGAATTCGAGGTCACGGACGGTGAATTCGCCGGACGCAAGGTCTGGGCTCGCCTGAACATCGAAAACAGAAATCCCGAAGCCGTCCGCATGGCCCGCGCCGACCTGTCCGCCATCTGCCGTGCGGTCAATGTCCTCACGCCGAACGATTCCGCCGACCTCCACAATCTGCCTCTGGTTATCAAGGTTCACTGCCGGAAGGACAAGAACACCGGCGAGATCTCCAACGAAATTCGCGGGTACGAAAGCAAGGCTGCCTTCAAGCCGGAACCGAGACAGGCTCCCGCCGCTCAGGTCAGTTCCCAGACCGTGCGCGTTCCCGCGAAACCGCCGTGGATGTGATGGCGGTCGAACTCGAACTGCCGTGGCCGCCGTCATTGAACCACTATTACCGGCACGTCGGTCCTCGTGTCCTCATCAGCCGCGATGGCCGACGATACCGGGAAAACGTGACGGCGATTGCTCGGAGAACGGGGCATCCCATGTTCAAATGCCCCGTTCAGGTAGACCTTGACCTCTATCCGCCCGACAACCGCAGGAGGGACATTGACAACTCAGAAAAGAGTCTTTTGGACGCGCTCACCTGCGCGGGCGTGTATGAAGATGACTCCCTCATCTACAAAATCACCGTAACCAAACGAGAACCACTGCCCCCGAACGGAATGGCATTCATAAGGATTTCTGAATACAATGCAAAAACAAGATCTGCAAACCAGGAAGAAGATTGTCCACGACTGTCTTAACAACATCGAAGACCCGGAAATGCGCAGCGTGTGTTTCATGTTGTATGAAAACTACAGTGAAAGAGAGATTTCCAAACAACTGCACATGAGCAAAAAGAAGGTTCACAAGCTGATCGTGCGCTTCTCCGTTGACCTGCTTCTTGCGGGATTGAAACCGAGGTGGTGATGCACAATGAACTTGCGACCCTACCAACAGGAAGCGGTCGAGGCCGTGTATGAACATCTCCGCACGAAAAAGAACAACCCTTGCGTTGTTCTTCCCACGGGAACAGGCAAGAGTCTTGTCTTGGCACAGATCGCAAAGGATGCCGTCACGCTCTGGGGCGGACGAGTGCTGATTCTCGCTCATGTCAAAGAGCTTCTGGAACAGAACGCGGACAAAATCCGGCGTCTTTGCCCCAATCTCCCCGTTGGAATCTACTCTGCGGGTCTGAAGTCCCGGAACACGGAGGAGCCGGTCATCGTGGCAGGCATCCAAAGCGTGTACAACAAGGCATGCGACCTCGACGCTTTCGACCTTATTATGGTCGATGAATGCCACCTGATCGCGCCAGATGGAGACGGGATGTACCGAACGTTCCTCAAGGACATGAAGGTCATCAATCCGAATGTTCGGCTTGTCGGGATGACGGCGACGCCGTTCCGACTGAAGGGCGGCCTCATCTGCAAACCCGACAACCTCCTCAATGAAATCTGCTATGAGGCGGGTTTGAAAGAGATGATTCAGCAGGGGTATCTGTCGCCGCTCGTGTCCCGTGCCGGTCGAGCCGAAGCCGACCTTTCCAAACTCCACATCCGCGGAGGCGAGTTCATCGGAGATGAAATCGAAGCCGCGATGGATACGGAACAGCTGGTGACGGCGGCCTGCCGGGAAATCGTCGACCTGACACGAGACCGCAAGTCCGTTCTGATTTTCACCTCGTCCGTGAAACACTGTCAGCATGTGGCTGAAGCAATCCGGGGATACAGTGGGCAGGAATGTGCCATCGTGACTGGTGAAACCTCGCCTGGAGAACGAGCCGAAATCCTCGACCGTTTCAAAGGCAAGACGGTCCCTGCCGACCTCTTCGGAACGCCGAAGCCGCCGCTGAAGTTTCTTTGCAACGTCAACGTTTTGACGACTGGATTCGATGCGGTGAACACGGATTGCGTTGTGCTGCTTCGCCCGACAAACTCGCCGGGACTGCTCATCCAGATGGTGGGACGCGGAACTCGGCTCTCGCCTGACACGGGGAAAACCGACTGTCTCGTCCTGGACTACGGGGGGAACATCATGCGACATGGCCCTGTGGATATGATCCGCGTGAAAGACAAGACACCTGGCGGCGGGGATGCTCCAGCAAAGAAATGCCCGCAGTGTTTCGCCCTTATCCATGCGGCATATGCGAGATGTCCGCATTGCGGATACGAATTCCCGCCATCGCAGCACAGCGAACTTACGCAGCATGCTGCCCGCGACGGCATCATCTCCGGCGAAGTGTTCATGGACGAGTATGACGTAAAGAAAACCTATTACGAAGTACACCGAAAACGGAACGCACCCGACGATGCTCCGAGCACGATGCGTATCGATTACGAGGTCGGCTTTCAGACGTACAAGTCCGAGTGGGTCTGTCCTGAACACACAGGATACGCGCGGAGTAAGTTCACAAAATGGTGGAAGGATCGCGCTCCCGAATGGTTACCCGTTCCGCACAGCGCGGCCGAGGCAGTCCGCCTTGCCCGTGAAGGATACCTTGCCGAGCCGACAAAAATCACCGTCCGCTCGACCGCGGGCGAGAAGTTCGAAACCATCACGAAATACGAACTTGGCGAACGTCCTGAACGCAAGCCAGGCGATGATACGGCGGAGGGCGGCGTGTCCGGAGACCTCCACGTAGAAGACTTCGATCCGGACGAAATCCCGTTCTGATATCAAAAACCGAAAGGAAAAACAGATATGTCTTGGGGAACCTATTATAAACACAATGGTTATCTTTCCCATATCGGAAAGAACGAAATCGAATCCAAGCGCGAGGACTGCAACTTTTTCAACGATAAGATGTGGCGCGAAATTCTCGCTTACATGGCCGCCACGCCACCTGCCTACGCGAAGGACGATGAAGGAAACGAGTATCCGTGGGCCGAGTTCATCGCAATGAGACTTCTCGAACTCCGCGACGAGATCGAAGTGAACGACATGCTGATCGCTCGTCTGGATGACTGCGAAGATGCCATGCGCGAGAACCCCGAAAACGTAACCGAAG